CTGCTACTGAGAGCTGGGCTGATACAGGTAAGGCTGTAGTTGGATCGAGCAATGCCTGGTACGCTGCTACAATCGAATCGCATGCCACTGCCGATGTTTTGGCCTTCGCCGCATGGATCGAGACACGTAACAAGGTATTCGGTACATCGAGTTCGGCTGTTGATATCAAGTCGTCTGTAACAACAGACCTGTTCAGCCAACTGCAATCCCTGGGCTACCAGCGTACATTCGGTATCTACGCAGCTAACGCTGACACAGAGTATCCAGAATGCGCTTGGATTGGTTCGCAGCTGCAAGAACAACCTGGCAGCAACACATGGGCCTACAAGAGCCTGGTAGGAGTTTCAGCCACCAAACTTACTGATACAGAAGCTGCACGTATCCAGGCCAAGAGTGGTAGCACATACGAAGAAGTCAGTAACGTGAATAGCACTGTCGGCGCCAAGATGTTTGGTGGTGAGTGGATTGACGTGATGATCTTCGTAGACTGGCTGCAAGCTCGTATGACAGAGCGTCTGTGGTTCCGTATGCGTAACAGTAAGAAAATTCCTTACACCCAAGCCGGTGCTGCAATCATCGAGTCAGAGATCCGCTCTCAACTCAATGATGGTATTCGTGCGGGTGGTTTGGCTGCATCTCCGGCTCCTACAGTGACTATCCCATCTGTTCTGGCAGTGTCTCTCAACCTACGCGCTCAGCGTATCTTCGAAGGTATTGAATTCGAAGCTCGCCTGGCAGGGGCTATCCACTTCGTAACTATCAAAGGGACCGTAACAGTCTGATGAGCTATTTTCTCTACTGCATAACAAACAAGATAAACGGCAAACAATATATTGGGATTACCAGTGATCCAGACAAGCGCCGCAAGCAGCATTTATTGTGGCGTGGTCAGTCGTCCTCTCCTGTTTTACGTTATGCGGTAGAGAAATAAAGCATGAAACTAACACTAAAATTAAAATCTGAGGCAACCGTTTAATTACGGTCCTTCCGTACTAGGAGCATTATATGTCAGTACAACGCCTTTCCACGTTCACCCCGGCTCAGCTGACTGTGATCATCTCGCAGGCTTCGACAGGGATTGCCCACATCATCAGTGGCTTCTCAGAAGACAGCATCATCCAAATCGAACGTGTCGCTGAAACCTACACACTGTATACAGGGGCTGACAACACCAGTACCCGTGTACGGAGTTCCAACAAAAGTGCCAAGCTTTCCATCAGCCTTCAGCAAACCTCGGCGTCTAACGACGTGTTGTCGCAGCTGTATGCTAACGATATGGAAGCTGGTGACTCTTCGGGCGTATTCAGCATTCACGTCAAAGACTTGAGTGGCCGTTCTGATTACTTCTCGGATGACGCATACATCGGAGTTGTTCCAAACAGCAACTTCAGCAACAGCATGCAGATCCGTGACTGGGTAATCCACGCACACAACCTCGAAAGCATCATCGGTGGTAACGGAGTCTTCACCCCAGAAGACCAAGCCACGATCACCGCTCTCGGTGGAACAGTAGCAGCACGCTGGGTAGCCTAACCTACCCAGTTACATGATATGACAACTGTATAGGGGTTTCCATTACGGAGGCCCCTTTTTTATTGGAGGAAGAAAAGTGGGCTCAAAGCTAAACACCTACAACCCAGCTGATGTGCTTGTGTCTTTGGCGGGCCTACACACAGTGACAGGGTATGCCGATGGTTCATTCATCAAGATCCGTAAGGACATGAAGCCATTCGAGAAGCTACGCACCATGGGCGGTGAGATTAGCCGCATCTACATGCAAGATGATGGATTCCGGGTTGAGCTTAGCCTGATGCAATCCTCAACATCGAATAACATTCTGTCAATGCTTTACAACGTTGACATCGCTACACGTATTGCCAAGTTCCCGGTCATCATTAAAGATCTCAGCGGATCGACGACGTTTGTCTCCCTGACCTCTTGGGTAGAAGAAATCCCTGAAGTGGAGCTGGGTAACACCCTGAAAGAACGTACTTGGGTACTCTTCTGCACAGAAGCCACGCTCATGGTTGGTGGTAACGATGCCACCTCATTGGTAGAAGACGCTCTGATGATTGGCACAGCTTCGCTGCCACTGCTCAAGCAGTTCTTGGGTTAAGGAGAAATATAGATGGCACAAGTATTGACATACAGCCCCTCTGATGTTACAATTCATCTCTGCGGTTATCAACTCGGAGGGCTTCTGTCTGTCGAGGTGACTTTCAACTCCCGTCCCATGCAAGTGGTCAAGGGTATCCGAGGCAATCACACACGGGTGTCCAATGACGACACCTACGCCACTGTCCGTATTGAAGTCGCACAAACATCTATTACCAACGACATCCTCTCAGAGATTCTGTTGGGCGATACCCTCCATAAGACGGGACGCCTGAAGTTCTCGATGTCAGATCTTGGGGGTACTAGCAAATTCGAAAGTGAGCAAGGATTCATTCCTGCTCTCCCGCCAGTCAAGTATTCCATGGGCTTCGAGAGTCGTACATGGGAAATCGAACTACTCAAAGTGACCACAAGTATTCTCGGAGGCAACCCTGGAGTTGGTTTCGATGTCTTCTCATCTGTACAGAATGCTCTTAGCGTTCTAGGTGGTGAAGCCAGTCAAGCTGTGGATAACATCACATCCATCTTCGCATAATCTAAGGAGACACACATGGCAATTTCCCAGAAGTCAGTCACCGTCAAGGGTACAGAGTACCTGTTGACCCACATCCCTGCTATCCGTGGTACACGCATCCTCAAGCAAATCATCAAGCTTGTAGGCCCAGCATTCGCACAGTTCCAGAATGAAAAGAACCTGGGCGGTGCTATGACCTTGCTGTTCGATAACCTTGATGCAGTTGGCGTTGAACAATTGATCCAAGAGTTGGTTTCGTCTGCTAGCAAGGGCTCTGTCGGTATCAACTTCGACAACGAGTTCGCTGGTGAGTACGACAAGATGTTTCTGCTGGTCAAAGAGATTGCGGAGTTCAACTTCGGATCGGTTTTTACACTACTCGGTTCAGACGGCCAGTAACAGCCGCTCCTGAACCAACGACGGGTGAGCGTGTGGCTGATGTTAGCGATGCATTCACCCAGGACTGGGATGTATACATGGTACTGACCAGTGACCTCAAGCTCGCCACATACATGGATCTCGATACACGATGCAACATGGAAGACCTCAATAACATGTTGGAGATCATGGAGCTTAAGCATCACTTTGATGCTATGGCAGAAAAATACCGTCAGCAACAGGAAGCCAGTAAATGATCAACGAAGAAATCGCTCGCCTAACCGGCAAGATTGTCATCCAGGCAGACTACCGTCCACTGGACAATTTTACTAAGAAGTTCAATATCAAAATCAAGCTCGATGCTACCACGTTGAAGGCAGAGCTTGATAAGGCAGCCAATGCCAAGATTACGTTCAAGAACCTTACCGCTGATGCGACTGCTATAGAGCGCCTACGCACGGGGATCAAAGAAAGGATTGAACGTACTCAGATCAACCTGAAAAACATCAAAGTGAACATGGCAGATGTACTGGCACAACGTGCTGGTCTCCGTCAACAGTTTGCTAACGTACCGATCATGGTGACTGTTGGTCTTCACATGAAGCAAGCTGAACAAGCTCTTCGTGCATGGAAGGCTGCAACAGAGCAGAAGTTTAAGCTCCACCTCAACGCAGACATCTCTGGTGCCAAGCTGTATCGTAACGCATCCAAGACACTACGTGACGTAGGTTCACGGCTTGGTAATTTCCGTGTTAAAGATCCGAAGGTTCGCCTCTCGGTAGACCGTCAACACCTGAAGGCAGAGATTGCCTCGGTACTAGAACAGATCAAGCGTGAAGTGAAGATCAAGATTGATCTGAACAGTCGTGTGAGTGGCAACCCAAGTGGTGGCTCCCGTCGTGGCTCAAGCAGTCACGGTAACATGGCTGGATCATTCTTCGGTGAAGGTATGGGTCTTGCCAAAGGCTTTCTACCGGGTCTAGGAGCTGCGTATGCCGTAGCCAAGGTCAATGAGATCAACCAACAGATCCAAGGCCAACAGCACGCCTTCCAAGCTGTTACAGGTAGCAAGGAAGCTGGGGCAGCTACACAAGCTCGTCTGGACAAGATGGGGGAAGAGATTGGTTTCAATAGCCGTGAGATGGCTCCATCGTTCATCAAGATGGTGGCCTCTGGTAATCAATCAGGCTTTGGTCAAGCGAAAGCTGAGCGTCTCTTCCAGTCGATGACGGAATACGGACGGACAATGGGTCTGAGTGGCGAAGAGATGAAAGGATCTCTCCGTGCTGTAGAACAGATGATGAACAAAGATCAGATCATGTCTGAAGAACTGAAAGGTCAGCTGGGTGAAAGATTCCCTGCTGCCATTGGTTTGTTCGCTAAGTCGCAGAAGATGACTACGGCTCAGCTGATGGATGCCATGAAGGGCGGTAAGATCAAAGCTTCTGCGCTAGAAGCCTTCGGTGAAATCCTTCGTCAAGAAGCTCGTAAGGGTGGAGCACTTGCACTAGCAGAAAAT